ATTGTGATTGATTAGCCGACCGGATGTCAATCAGAATTGCGGGCATAGCCTTGAAGGCTTTTCTAACCTGTTTGCTCGTATCATCAATCATTTCTCTAGCGTTCAGCCTTGTTCCTGGCTGTAGTCCGTCCCACCATTCCTCTAATTCTTTACGTTCCTCGCGCTCTTTCTCTCTTTCATTCTCAAGCCAATCCGGTTGTTGGAGTGAAAGCAGGCGACAATAAGCTGCAATTACGCGCAGCATGATTTCTTCTTCTTCGTTCATTTAGTTGTTTGCCTTTCAATTACTTGCCTATCGGTTAGGCATTTATCCACTTCTATCAAATGCTTGCCAAGTCCGGCATTAATAAGTGCGTCTTCTAGCCGAAAGACCCTCTCTGCTAGTTTTTGCGTCTGGTCAGCCAAGAGGCTGGTTGCCTGCACAAGCTCGGTGAGTATTGAAGCGGTAGTTCGCTGGGCATCCATATACGGCTCTCCGGGTCTTCCCCCTGGATGTACATTCTTGTTCATTAATACGGTTTATCCTCTGGCTGAATGAAAACCCTTTCGTTTGCTGGCAGAGTATTCTTGCCTAGACCTACAGCGTCAAGAGGGGTTGCTTTTAGAATGAAGTTGGCTTTACCAATTTCTGGTAGCTCATCCATTTCTAGAAAATTTACCGATGGCTCTGGTCTAGCCGGATGAATCTTGATGTCTTCTTCCGAAGGCTTACACTCTTCTGGAATATCTTCATAAGCCCCAAACTCTGGAATGCCTCTTTCTGTTACCCAAAACCAAGCAGGCACCGCTTTCTTTAACTGACGCCTTTGATTAAAACCAGGAACCTTATCGCTCGGAATAGTCATATCATTTTGATATGTAGCGATATTCGGACATACCTGCCAAGGATCATCGGCACTTACACGCTGTACACTTAGAGATACCAGTACACCTAACAATACACTAACTTGTTTGACATTCATCTGCAACATTGAAACCTTCCTTTCTGAGTTTCTTTGCCATAAAATTCCATGACCGCTGAGTACATTTATCACCGGGATAAAAGATTGCGTACTTGGCCTTAAGAACTTTTCTGCTGACGATTGGTTGCTTGTGGACAAGCCTTTCATCTCTTCGGCATTGGTAACACCAAGATTGTTCTCTCTTTCCTCTATACCCAAAGTCTTGCATGATTGATCCCGCTTGTTTGCAATTAGGGCACCTTTTCCAGTTAACTGGTAATTTCTCTATTGTTTCCATTAAATGTACCGTTCTCTTTCGTTCTCAAGTCTTTTCCAGTTCACGTCTGGTAATTTTTTAGCTGGGCATCTGTGCCCTTCTGAGGTTCCCGGTTTACAAGCGAGCCATCGACCGTCTATCTTCTTCCATGCAATATATTGTCGGCATAAGTTGCATGTGTTCCGGTGATTGTTCTTGCTGCTCATTTGATCCCTCGCTGATCTCAACTTTGGGATTATATCATGTTGATGTATGAGCATCCGATAAGTATCGCGGTTTTTGAGGATATTTATCGGTTTGCTTTTTCCACTTAAATAAGCCTTGGAATTTGTCTTTGACCTCGTTCCAGCGGCCGGGGCACGTTTCTTTTTCTTTGTAAGCCAACCATTCCTCTGGCGTAAATTGAACCGAGATGCCGGATTCCTCTTGGCGTTGCTTTGTCAGCTTTTTCTCGGCCTCGATTTGTTTCTGAAACGCGAGAGTTCCCAAGCGCTCTTGCTCTTGTCTTTCTGATAAACCATTCTTGATAACCGGCTTTGGTTCCGGTGATTGTTCTTGTCCTCTTTTCTTCCAAATTTCTTCTATGTCTCGCGCGCTAAGCTTGCCCTGTTTCCTTGAACCGTCTATAAATAATGGCTCAGTCCTCTTTGGTTCCGGTTTTATCTGCCTTAATTCTGGCATCTGGTTCATGATTTCTTTAAAAGAGGATGCCATATGGTTGCTTTCTCCCTTTAACGCTGCGATGTTTGCCCGTCGATACTCAGCCGCGACCTCGTTATTTTGGTTAATCACCTCTTTTTTGCTTCGCATATTAAATACACTATGAACCGCTGACCGGAGTTGCAAAGTGATAGCCTTCAAGGCTGACAAGGCATCTCGCCCAAATTCCTTGAAAAACTTTCTGACACTGCGCTCACAACTCTTTGCGGCCTTGGCTATTGCCGCACAAGAGATATAGCCGTGTTGTTTTTGTTCTAATAGAAGTATCGTCCGACCAATTCTTTGCATGGTCTTCAAGTGCGAGTGCTTGTTTGCTTCGTCAAATTCGTACTTCGTTTTGCCAGTAATTGCCAAACGAGAAACCAAAGACCTGGGATTCAATCTTGGGTCTTTCGTCTTAATTACTTTGAAGAGACGTTTGGTAAGTGGATCTGTTGTGGTATATTGTTTGTGCATGCTTGAACCGTGTGTTTTCATAAGTGGCGTTCTCTTTAGTGGTATAGGGGGGGCGCCATTTATATTACCAGACAAATTGTAAAACTCTTCAAACTCACTTATCATTGCCTTGTCTTACGAAAGGATTGATAGTGAAAATACTAGGCATCGACCCCGGCAAGAAAGGCGCATTGGTATTTCTGTCTGACAATGGGGATGTCGATATCTATGACATGCCTGACCTGGAAAAGTATGTCACAGGCGCCATCAGTCAGCCAGACCTTTGTAATATCCTCAAGACTCAACGGCCAGATGCCGCAATTGTTGAAGTTGCCGAGTGCTTTCTAAATGGAAGGAAAAGCGCCTTCACTATTGGCTTGGGTTACGGCATCCTGCTCGCGCTCTTAAAGGCAATGGATATCACGATATACACAATACGGGCCAGGACATGGAAAGCCAACATGAACTTGACTAGCGATAAAGACCTGTCAAGATATATGGCAAAGCGGCTATATCCTGATTACGCCCAGTATTTAGAGGCAAAGGGTGACGACGGAAGAGCAGAGGCTTTATTATTAGCTCGATATGGACTTGATAGAATAAAGGGAAATGAACAATGCAAGACCCTCGGATAACCGGCGAGACAAGAGAAGAGTATGAACAAGACGCTAAGCGATATTTTAAAAATCTCGGTGATGCCAAACGACCCGGGCCATCTGCTGATGATACAGCCCTGGCAGAAAGCGCACTACCGCCAGATGAGCAAAAACATAGAATCCTCGACCGATTTGCCAAGGGTTTCAATAAGACGTCGCGCTCTGGAAGCTTTACGGACAAACCAAATTCATCGCCTGCAATCTTTCCTAACGGACTTAAATTTGCATCTGATTTCATTGATGAACACACGCCTGGGAAGTTCAAACCCGACGCTCCTGCCAAGCCTCCTGAAACTCAAAAGAAGCCAACGGGCCACTTTCCGAAAGCAGTCGCCACGATAGATGATATTTGCTTGGATTGCATGGGTCCGGTGGACCCTAAAGAATATGTCGGGGCCATCTATATAATCACTGAACGCGATACCCAAAAGTGTTTTTCAATGGGTGTTAAATTCGGCGATATCGTTCTCAATGCCGAGTGCAAAAAATGTTTTGATATAGCCACATCAGAAGCCAAGAACACAAGCCCTCTTGTCTTAGTCTTTGGTGGTCAACTGACAAGCGAAGAGGATATCAAGCTGGCTCAACGGTTCCGGCAAGCCGTCTATCTTCATGACGGGCAAGAGAAGACCGCCGGCCAATGGCACGCTTTTAAGCGCCGCGATAGGTTACAAAACAACCTTGAGCGGTATCTAATGGCTGCCGATAAATCATCCAAGATATTTGTAAAGAACAGGGAACTGATACTCAAATGAGCGATAGCCTTCATGTAGTTGATGGTCAAACCGGCCAAGTAATTTTGTTTGACGCTAAAGGCGAAAAGCCTGCCGACCTGCCCAGTTTTGTGGGTCTTTTTGAGCAGATGGGTGGCAACGTGCACAAATTCTGCCAATTTATGGGCTGGTCTGATATCCAACTTTCTTTGTTTAGGGTTGAAGAAATGCTGGCTCAGCCCGACAATGCCGAGTACCGTAGACGGTGGAAGCGAGCCTATGACCGGCATGTAATCACCCGCTTGCGAATTAACCAGTTAAAGGCGCTCGACAAGCTCGACAACATTAACGATGAAGACAAGCAAACAGACGCCATCAACTTTGCAAAGCTCGTTCTTGGTGAATACTTCACTGCTCAAATTCAAACCGCCAAGACGCCCAAATCCGGCGAAGCGCCTGACGTTGTGCCCGGACAAGCCGAAGATGAAGACGCCGCGCTAGAGAGAGCAAGGCAGGACTTTGATGGCACTTAGTACCCGCGTTCAACAATGGCGAGAGGTTGCTAGGAACAATCCAGATGGCTTTGTTCAAGAGCGGCTACGCATACCGAACTTGATGGGGCAAGATGTCCCTTTTAAATACAAATGGGCGCAGCGCAAATATGCACATGCCATAAAAGAAGCGCACAAAACAGGCAAGCCGGTTCGTCTTCTTATCCTTAAATGGCGACGAGCAGGTATCACCTCAGCGGAATCTGCCAGAGACTATGCTTATTGTTATGGCACTGATAACGCCCGGCTCGGGATCATTGCCCACCAAGAAGAGCGCGCCAAGGAAATTCTTAACAACTACAAAATGTATGACCAGTCTCTTGGCGCTCATTATCCAGAGCTTTGGCTACCGAAGGCAAAAGATAATATCTTCGGTTTAAAGTTTGCTCAGACCAACGCCCAAGTGCTAATTGGAACCGCTGAAAATCCAATCAAGATTCGTGGTGATGGTATCCACTGGGCGCACCTTTCTGAATGGCCTCACTATTATGAAAAGTGGGTTGAGGTCATGAAAGAAGTATGTCCAGTTGTTCCACCTTTGGCCGGCTCGCAGATAATCGCCGAAGGGACGGGATCAATGCGCGGTTCCGCACCGTATGAAACTTGGCAAGAAAGCAAATTGGGACGTAATGAATTTACGCCACTCTTTTTGTGCTGGTTAGAAGACCCGGAATCAGCCATTCCCTTTAAGAGCATTAAAGAGCGCGATGAACTATTTGAGAGAATCCGCGAAATTGAGCCGCGCCTAGCTGAGAAAAACAAGTTTTATAACCTATCGCCAGAGCAGATTCATATGTCCTGGCAGATGTATCACTACCAATCGAAAAACGACTTTGATTATTTCTGCCGAGAGTTTCCTTACACCGAAGACGAAGCCTGGTCGTCCGGCTCAAGCTCCTATTTCGGCGCTTATGAACTTGGAAAAGCCAAGCCGGAAGTGCCTGAGTATATGTTCTCTTTTGAACAGCACATGATTAATCACGTCTTCAAGGATATGGGCGAACTAAAGCGTCTTGGCAATCTTGATGACTACATGGTTTTGCCTCAATTGCGCGTTTGGAACCTTCCGAGAAAGGGCGGCCGATATGTAATTGGCTCTGATAGCGCATCCGGTGACTACGAAGGCGACTATAGCGCCGGATATGTCATTGATATGTACACACGAGAGATGATGGCCTCATATCATGGACGCTTGCGACCGGACGAAGCCGCTCATATTAACGTTTCCTTGGGTCGAATTTACAATAATGCGCTACTTGCCCCCGAAACTAACCCGGCTGGCGGCGGCATGGAGGCTTTGAACTGCATCCAAAGGCTGAATTACCATAATATTTACAACTGGCGCATCAGAGATGGCAAGAAGGGCGTTGCCGGGTCCACAAAGCTGGGCTGGTGGACACATTCGCGCTCTCGACCCCTTCTTTTGGGCGAACTTCGTAAGATTTTCCTTGATGTAGTCAATGGGCGCATACCGGACCCGGGTATTTTCCGAGATTCTGCCGTTTTGCAGGAGATGAGAACCTTCGGAGTTGACCCCAAAACGGGTATTCCCCGAGCCAATGCCAATTGCAATGACGACCGGGTAATGGCGCTCGGAATCGCTCATCAAGTGGCGGCCGATGAGGTTTATTTGACTGACAAAGATATGATTTTCGCTTATCATAAGTTCGACGCGCAGAGAAAACCCGTCACCCAAGAGCAGTTAATTAGTCGGCAAAAGACGCCTCAAGAAGTCCTTAAATCGTTAATGAGCCCCAATAGTAACTTCATGAAAAACAAGTTTGAGATATAAAGGAAGGAATTTGAAACATGGCCAAGAAACAGAGTTTGCGGAATGTATTGCCTGAGAATCTCGCAGTACAAACAAATGCAGTTAAGCAGTCCGACATTCAGAATTATTCGACGGTTCCCGTAGAAAACACGCCTCCATTTAACAGTCATGAATACAGCGATGCCGCCCGCGCAAAATCCGGTTTAGCCGAACACATTAACCTAACAACGCAAGTTGTTAAACAGCAAGATTTAGCCGAACTCAAGGATCAATTCACAAGCCACGCGCAACAACTGCGCGGCGTAAAGCTACCAGACATCCGAGTGAACGTGGGCAATATCAAAATGGAATTAGCTCAAGAAGTAAATCAGTATGCCAACGATATGAATCAAGGCCGTTATATGCAAATTATCAAAGCACTCCTGGGTAGCGAACGTGTAGCCAGTCTCAAGAAGCATACGTTGCGCGCCAATCAAAATGATCAGCCAGCTTTGTGGCTTAATCAACAGTTGCACGTTGAAACCAAAAAGCCCTATGTCTACACGGTGTCGCGCGACGTGTCGGAATCCGTCAAAGAAGAAGGCTATCTTGCCTTAGATAAAGATGTGGCCGAACAAGCAAAGCAATATTTACAGCACGCACTCGGACCTCATTTGTTTGGTGCCATTCAGCAAATTGCAAACGTCAACACGCTGCCCGAGTACACAATATTTGTGATACTGGTTGATGCGATTATCCAAGATCACACACGGTTGGCTGTGCCTGTCACGGCTGATAACATCTGGGATGATGACCAAGAGCTAAGCCTGCGTCCAATAGTTGAAAACGCTTAGGAAAGGGGTGTTTCATGGAATACGTATTGTTTGTACTGTTCTTCGCGGTGGGCAATGCCGTAGCTAATGCCTGGTTCATGCGTGCCGCTTTGGAGAAATACCATAAAGACAAATTACTTCCAGCGTTGCAACTTCAGGCATATCAAGATATTCCGGTAGAGGCTCATACGTTTTGGGATTATCAGGTTCCACCCAAACAAACAGCACCGGCTGAAAATATAATGTCCGTCGCGCCTAATCCAAAGGAGCCGAGACGGCCGCTTGAAGGCGAAGCGTTAGATAACCTATACGAGAGGGTGCGCAGTGGCTATTGATTTCATGAGGATCAATTGGGACAACGTAAAGAAGTTTACGCCCCAAACATACTTGGAATATCAGATGGCCCCCATCTGGGAAATTGATTCGCCGAACTTCAATGGACCCGAAGATTATTCCGGCTACTATTGCCAGCTCTTACAGGGCTTTGCCGTAGCCTCAAAAGCCATCATTGGCAGATGGCAACAACGCGGCAAGCAGTCTGCCCGGGCCTTGGAGCAATCCCAAAACCCAAGCACGCCAATATTTGATTTTGACGGTGCTCTGGCTGCCGAGCCGCTGCCTATCGCAAAGGCTCAAGTGGACGAGAAGGTGGCTCTTTTGGCATCTAATCCCCCTCAGCCGATGGTATTGCCTCAACAGGAAGAGCAAAAGGAATATTGCGCTGCACTCAACCAGCTCATGGATATGGTCTTAGAAGATAACGATTATGAGCTTCTGGTAGCAAAAGGCTATTACGATATCCAGTTTTGGAATACGGCCATCTATAAATGGGTCGTTGATGACTTCGAGCCGGGCATTTTAAACAGCCAGGGCAGAATTATTCTTGAGCGAATTAGTCCCGAGGTTGTTTTCTTTGACCCTAAGTGCAAAGAACTCAACGCCAAGTACATGGATTACATTGTCCAAAAGCACGAGATGGAAAAGGGCGAGATTCAGCATATGTACCCGTTTGTCGGGGATATGGTGAGTGATGACGCTGACGAATTGATATCCGACACGTCTGTCAGTGCTCGCAATAATGAGGACTACATTCAATCGCCTCAGCCGAAGTTGGCACGGGATGCAGCCGGAAAGCGTCAAAAAATCACGGTTCTTGAGTGCTGGATACGAGATAGTCGCCTGAAATTTGAACCACTTATTAAAGATGGCAAGTCCGATAATTACGAAGAGCGTTTTAAGTTAGACGAGGATGGCTACATTATCGGCAACTGGGTGCCCCGGTATCCCAATGGCCGCTTAATTATCTGTACTCGGGATGTCATATTAAAGGATATGCCCAATCCGTTTGCACACGGACAATTCCCCTTTGTCTTTGCCCCTGGCGCACCGGCTAGTCAATGCGCTAGTGACGGTGACGCTAACCGGATTATGACGGTGACGCGGAAATATAATGACATCATTGCGGACATTCACCGATATTACCAATCTGAAATTAAGCGCCCTATGCACGCGGAAGCTGGCGCGATTTTAGACCCAAATCTAGCCCAGCAAGTGCCAAATGACCCAAGCTATATCATTGAACTGGCACCAAATAAGGCGCTTGTTCGTCCTCCTGCTATGGATATTCCACCTCTGGCTATCTCCTATCTGCAAGGTTTACAAGGTGTCTTGGATACCGTTTCGGGCTCATCAGGCGTAATGCGCGGCAATATTTCCGATGGCGCCCAATTGTCAGCCGAAGCGCTAGCGAACCTTCAAAATTACGCATCCTCCCGCTTGGCATTGTCGGCAAAGATGTTTAATGGCGCTATGAAACAACTCTTTTATCAGCTTATGTGGCTTTTGAGACAGTATGTCAAGCAGAATATCAAGGTTAATGTGGTGCTTCCAGATGGCACAACGAAGCCGATTGACTGGGCTTCTGACCGAAAAACATTTGAATTAGGAGATCCAACCGAGATTCAAAACCTTCGCAAGAACGAGGATTACTTGATAACCCTTAAGGCTGGTACGGGCAATCCTGGCGCTCAACAACAACAACAGGCGCAGTCGTTAGCTCTCTTTAGGGAGGGGGCGATAGACCAAAAGGCTCTTCTAGACGGGCTCCAATATCCAGGCAGGCAAGACATTATCACTCGCATGAGAGCCGAGAAGCTTCAAGACATCGAAAGCCGAGCTATTGGCAAGGAGCTTGGTATCGCCTTAGAAGAGACTGCCAAGCAAAAACGGCCAGGTCGTCGCACTAAGGACTAATGTCTGCCGTAATGTTCTAAAGCATGACAATTGGGGCAAAGTATTTCTAAATTTTCTAATTCGTTGTTCTTTCTGTTCCTATCCTTATGATGAATGACCAGAATATCGGTATTTGTGCTGTAAGTGCAGCGATTGCAGTGGGTTAATAAGCCGTGCGTTTTAAACCATTTTCGAGCAAAATCGGCATTTCCCGGCCTAGCCGAACGCCGAACTTGATTTCGGCAACTCTTGCTACAGCATTGAATAGGTGAGGTTTTTAAATGAGACGGGGATCTCAGAAAGCGTGTTTCACAAAAAGCGCATTTGACCAAGATGCTTCCAACATTTGCTTTGTAATAGCATTGTTTTGAGCAATATTTGGCCGTTTTGATTCTGCACGGGATAACACTAAACTCTTTGTTGCATATAGCACAATTAATAATGCGGCTAGGATGGGATTGGTGCCACCGAAAACCGCATTTTCGGGAACAGAATCGGAAAGTTGCTTGCCGATAGTGCGGAATCTTGACTGCTATGTTACATTGTTCACAGTTTAAGAATTTTGGAGAGTATACTCTTGCCATTGAATAAATCAACCTCTAAGAAAGCCTTTAGCGATAACGTGAGCGAGTTACGCCATTCAGATTATCCGCAAAAGCAGGCTTTGGCAATTGCCTACTCGGTTCAACGGAAAGCAAAACCAGACAGTTCTAGCCGACAGGAGAAACGAAAGTAATGGCAAGTTTAAATCCCAATAAATTGGCGAACGTATTACCGGGGGCGGGCACATCATTTGCCGTGAACGGGAGCACTGAAATATTTACAGGTAGCGTTGACTCCGCGTGTTTGGCGGCTGGCGCCGTTGGAACGGACGCAATCGCTGCCAATTCGATAACATCTGCCAAGTTAGATACCGGACTGCTTCAATACGTCGCCGTTCCTTTGACTTCGGCTCAAATCAAAACAATGTTCACTACTCCGGTAGTGTTGATTGCTGCGCCTATTGCTGGTAAAGCCGTCATTTTAGAGAGTCTTGATTTTGAAATGACCCGAACCGCAACCGCATATACATCTGGTGGCACTGTCTCAATCCAATATACTACCGGTCCCGTGGCTGCAACAAATACGATTGCCTCAACCGTTGTCACCACTGCTGGTGCAGCCGTAACAGATACTTTCAGAGATGCTATTGATGCTGATGTTCCTTCTGCTAGCGGCATTGAAATTACAAATGCGACTGGTGTATTCGCTACAGGAACAGGGACGGCCATTGTGCATCTCTGGTACAGAACCATATGACAATTGATTGTTATGATGATTTGCTAAAGAGAACAAAAGCCAGTAACGGTTGTCTAGAGTGGCAGGGTGCCCGCAACCCATACGGGTTTGTTCATTTCAAAGGTATTATGAAGCTCACTCATAGAGTGACTTGGGAATTGCACAACGGCCCAATTCCGAAAGGGTTGGTGATTCGTCATGAATGTCACAACCCTCCCTGTGTAAATATCGAACATTTGAAGCTAGGAACGTACAAAGAAAATACTCAAGACGGTATAAAAGCCAATCGTATAACTCCGCGTGGTGAATCCAACGCGGGAGCAAAATTGACAGAGAAAGAAATGCTGTTTATTTATCGTCGGCTCAAGGGGTTGATACCGCAACGTCGAATAGCGGAAATATTTGGCGTTAGCCGCGAAGCCGTATCAGCCATCATGACCCGACGCAATTGGAGATTTGTCGAGATATGACAATATCCACTACCGATAGTCAGGCTTTTATTAGTTTGCGTAGCTTCCTTAATCCGCAAGGTCCGACGCAACAGACGATACTGAACTATCAGTCAGAGGATTCTTTGACCGCTGCCGCTGGCGCTCAGACAATAATTACAGTGGCTCCAACCACGACCGGGCATTTGATTGATTTTGCTGTGTTGTTTCCGGCTTTAACTGCTGGTGTTTTCATATCAATTGCGGATATCACCAATCCAGGGCTAGGGTTTAAGTTCTATTTTACAAGCGGGGCTGCCGCAGGCGCCAAGCAAACCGTTGGCGAAAACAGTTGGTTCGCTTTTGTATCCGATGGTGCGGCCGCTCCAAATCCGGTGTATATTGATAACGCCTCCACTGACACACTGGTACTCGCTATAGGTCTAATGTCAAACTGATGCTTCCACCTTCTGCAATGGCAATGATGAATGGCTTATCTCAGGGAAACTCTGAGGCCCAAAGCTCTTTGCCGAGTGTTTATCAACCTCAAGGCGTGTCGCAACCAGTCAACCCATTTCAAGGCACAATTGACCAAGTTGTTGACCAAATAATGAGTTTAGGGCAAAGTATAAATGAGCAAGGCCAAGCCTATCGAGAAATAGGGGTTACATTTTTCAAGTGTGCATACGAGTTAGCTAAAGCAAACGAACGGCTCAATCAAACAGCCGAGAAAGGAACGGAAAAAGCAAATGAAGGATATTGAGAATCAAGGCAATGACATTCAGGAGCGGTTGGCTGCCCTCGGGCAGGAGTTCAACCCTAATAAGTCATTTGGCTTGATGGGTATGCTTGAAGCTCAAAACGAGCAACAGTCGGGACAATTGCAGACATCAGAGCCAGCCGAATCATTGGCGCAGCCTGCCTCTGCCGAGCCCGAAGTACCTCAATGGATAGAGCCTTTTCAGTCGTCATTGAGGCAAATGCGCAATGAGACAAAAGAACAAATTAGCCGCCTCGAAAGCCGCATAACTCAAGCCTCTCCCTCGGGTGGGAAGTCCGAAGAAGAAGAGCCCTTAGACCCCGTAAGTAAAGAAATTTACGGGCTCAAGCAAGAACAACAAAGATTACGCCTCAATACGGCATACGAACGCGCCAAGAACGCTCTTGTTTCCAAAAAGCTTGCCAGCCCAGACTTTGATTACACCGAAGACGAACTTCGTGATGTTTGGACAAGCCAAGTCGGCAACAACGCGGATTACGCTGATTCAATTAACTGGGGTATCTATTTTGACCAGCAAGCATTGAGTCGCCGCACTCCTAAATTGGAAGGCCGCATCAAAGAATTGGAAAGCCAATTGGCAAAGACGCAATCGACGCGTAATAGTGCCAATGACTTAACTAGCGTTCCTCGCTCGTCGCGCACCACACCTGCCCCTCAAGCTGAGAGTGGCAGTGACTTCGACGAGGAAGTTTATAGACGTGCCACTGCTCGTATGGGCAAAGGGCGCTTTCAGGGTTTTAACAGACTTCTTTTGGAAGAGCAGAATAGAAAGCTCTTTACTCGCGCTTCATAATAGGGGGAAGACATGGCAGTATTACTTGCACCAGATACAGTTAATTCCAGTACGTTAGGTTACTACAATCGACGTGCAAGGGACCAATTCTTCACTTCGACATCAGGCTTTCAGTTTTTGCTGAATAGCGGGATCAAGCCAGTCGATGGCGGTATCACGTATAACCAGCCAATCATCTATAACACCTCGCCTCAAGCTGGTGTCTGGGGTGGTGGCGTTCAGCAAATCCAAGCCAACTTTATTCCAAACACAACTTTGGCCACATGGTCGCCAGCCTACTACTACGGTGCTATCGGTATTCCCGATACCGTAGCCATTCAAAACCAAGGCCAATCTCAGATTGTCGATATCGTCGAAGCTCAATACGAGCAGATGGTAATGGCTTTGATTGAACGTCTGGGTATCGACTTCTATGGAAATGGGGCGGCTCAAGGTGGTTTTTATCCTATTCAAGGTCTTGGTGCGCTGGGTACTTCTGGCAGTGACCCTGCTGTGCCTTACGGCAATATTTCTCGTGTCGGCTCTTCGGGCTCATGGTCTGCTCCGGTAGGTCAAGCCCCTTGGTGGAACGCAGCGGTTATTTCAATTAACGGCGGCGCTCAATCAGTATGGTCGAAGCCTTCTGTCAATCCTGGCACTAGCACACTCATGTCTTACAATGCTTTGTTTGCATGGCTGTTAGCTGGTTCGGTCGGCATGTACCGCCCGATGTGTGGCTTCACTGACGCAATTGGCTATCAGGCAATTGGCAATCTGTTTGTAGCCATTGCTCGTGAGTCTTCCGTTGAAAAAGTCTTTGCAAACGGGCCGCAAGGCTTAGATTTTGCAGGCATCCCAATCTTCCAAGATGACAAATGCACATCTGGAACACTGTACGGTCTGAACGACATGCTTGAATTGCGTGTCTGGAAGAACGCGCTATTTGTTGAGACTCCTTGGAGACAACCAAGTAACGCAATGGTTAACGTGAAGTTCCTCTTGCTCATCGCAGCAATGGTACATTCACGCCCAAATACCGTGCCAATTCTCACTGGAATTACTGGTTAAGCAAAAGAGGTAAAACAAAAATGCCATTTCCAACAGCACAATGGGGCAATCAAGGCACATTAGGAAGCCTAGGAGCAGACGTTTACAGTTCGCTTCCGGGGCCTTCTGCATCTACTCCTGGCTCTGCTGACGGACCAGTATTAGGTAATTTCAGCTTGCTTGCCGACGGTTCGGCGGTCCAATTCCTGCAGGCTTACGCCAGCACTCCACTTAATTCGGCTATGTACATTCAGACATGGCAAACCAACTATCAAGTACGCCCGACTACGGCGGCCAATCAAATGGTTGTCGCAGTAAATGACTTGTCGCTTGTGGCTATGACCACTGCCTATTCAACCAACTTCTATGGTTGCACATGGTTTAAGGTCAAAGGCTTGGCGTTCCCGTTGGTCAATGCAACCGTTGCTGCCAATATCTTCGTTGCCTCAAGCACAGAAGTTGGAACGCTCGCGGCTGTAGTTGTCGGTACGGACATTCAGGCCAATATCGTAAATACTGTTTTGGTTGGAGCCTCAGACGCTGCAAGTCCTTGCTTCATTCAATAATTTGGGGGCGGTGATGATAGATGCCTTTATGTCTAAAAGATGGCTTCTATTATGTGCGCTCAGAAATTGGCGAACTAGAGCAGTTTAATTGGTCTGACGACCAAATTATTTTTGACTTGAATAACGTGGCCCAGGAAATGTGCTCGATTGCTGGCGAGCTGACCAAGTATCAAAATCTTGAGCTTGTCGTTAATGGCGACGAGGGTACTCAAGAAGCCGCGCTTGATGTTGAAATTGACCAAGTAAAGGCGTGCAAATACTTTTCGGGGCAGTTATTCGACCTTGAGCCGCATGATTGGCAGTCGCTCCAAATTGGTGCTGCGACTGGCTCTATTCCGCGCTGGTATTACCTCAAAACAGGCACGCGAGAACTGACCCCGCAATCGACGGCCACGAGCGACATTGTTGAAATTCCGCTTGGCCCTAATATGCCTGGCGGTGAGACTTTCCGCACGGTTCTTGGCGTCTGGCCAATCCCTCCTGAGCCTGCCGAAATACACATCTGGTATAGCTACTTTCATCCTTGGATGCAGTCGCCGACTGACGTGTGTTTGATTGCCCGCAAGTATTTGCCGACATGGGCTTACGGTGTCATTGCTCGGTGTATGCGCATTGAAAAAGCCTACGAAGAGGCAGAATATTACAACGCCAAATACGAGAAGGGCAAAGAAGAATATCGCATCTGGGCATCTAAGCAACGGCAAGGACAAAAGCCTGCTCGTTATGGTGTAATCGTCGAGCCTTGGAGACAAAACGCAAGCTCAAGTGTTATCTTGGTTGACCCGTATCCATTGGGTCCATAGCCATGACAGAAACCCCGAAAACAACGATAGAAGATGCGCGGAAATATATTAATCTACTCAACTTAGACGGTGGGTTAGTTACGTCTATTGGCGCTTTGTCGCTCGGTCCAAATCAAACGCCGGACGCTCTCAACGTATTTGCTTACGAGGCAGATGTTAGATATCGGGGCGGTTATTCACAATTTTCCACGCTGGCCGGTTCGGCTGATGCTGACGAAACTTATTATGACAACGCGCAAATTAAACACATGCTTGTCTGGGCTCTTGGCGATATATATGACGTGGCGAGCGGCGCACCCGTCTTGATTGCTTCCGGCGTCTATACGCCCGGCGAACAAATTGCAAAAGCAGAATTAAATGGTGTTTTGTATTGGGCAACGCTGACAGTTCCTTTGCGTCAATACGACGGCATCACAGAAATGGCAGTAGTGGGAAGCGCTGGCGTTGGCGTAGTTGCGCCTCCCGCTTGTAATTTCTTGGTGGCTTATGCCGGTTCTTTGGTGGCTGTCTTCCCTGTGGTTGGCGGCGTTCCGTTTCCAAGCGCCTTCATGTGGTCTAACGTAAATGATCCCTCGACTTGGCTGGGGGCCAACATTCAAACGGTCGGCTCTAATGATGGCAGTGCGTGCACCTTTGCCTTATTGATGGGCATCTCGCCCGGCTCGGTTGCAAATCCCGGCATACCCGCCACAAGACAATTGCTCATCGGCAAAACGACTAAAAATCTCTTTTTATACCAAGGCGCTTTAGGCTCTTTGACAGAAAACGCCGTGCCTTGCCCGGTTGGAACTCTAGACGCTAACAGCGCCGTTTACATTCCCACGAAGAAAGGAATGGGGGCGGTGATGTTTCTAGGGAGTGATGCTCAATTCTGGATAACCAACGGTGTTGAAGCTCAACCCGCAGGCGATAATGTTCAAAATACAGTTTATGCGCTTGTGCAAAATGCCCTGATTCTTAACGCTGACCAGAAATTCCACGCTACTTATAATGATCGCTTTCAATACTACCAATGCGATTTAGGCAGTGGCTACCAGTTTGTTTACCGCTGGGAAAGTGAGGCTTGGTGGCTGTTCCAGGGTTGGCCGTCTGGTCCTTACATGATATCGCCAGGCAATGACGGACTGCCCGCCATCTTCGTGGCATCCCAGCAACCGGGAATTACCGGGGTTTATCAAATAGCCTTAGACCAAGCGACCGACAACGGGGCAATGCCTCCCACTTATTACTACACTCCATATATTCATGGGGCTAAGCCGGAACGTCAAAAATGGTTCCAAACCTTCACGCTCTTTACTTATAACGTCGGCGTTCAATATAAAGTGACCGGCTTCTCGATGCCGCGCAGTGACAACACGACCCAAGTTAGTACCGAATTGATATTTAACGACCCGGCGGTGGGAGCCGTTACGCCTTTAGGTGCTGGTGGAATTTGGGATGTCTCCGAATGGGACGATGCTTTATGGGGCGGCGGCTTCAATAGCTTGGCTCAACCATATCAACCGGCCGCTATGCACGGGCGTTTAAAAGTGCCATCACAGGGAACTATCTGGGTGCCTGCCGGACAGCCGGAGCCATTGAAAAGTAGTGCTTGCCAATTTAAGATAGAGTGGAGCGACGGGGTTGCCGACTTTAGAATGATTGGGATAAGTATTGGATTTGTCTTTAGAGGAACAGGATTCGTTGGCTCATTGCCATTCCAGACAACCGGAAACGTGGTGCCTGGCGGCCCAAGTCCATACACCAATTTAGGAGGTTCGCAGTAATGGCTATTATTGTTTTGCCCTACACATTTGTCCCGCTGACAACAATTGTTGCCGGACAAGTCAACGCGAACAATACCGCCATTCTGACTCAAGTTAACGGCAACATCGACAATACAAATATCGCGGCTGCTGCAAATATCTCTCTAACAAAACTCGGCTTGTCTCCTGGTGGCGCGGCCTTCAATAAAACAACCACGGGCGCCCAGACTTGGGGAAGCGGCCTAACGACGGATACTCAGCCCCGTGTGGTTATGTTTTCTGACCAAGGCTTACAATTTGGCCCTGGTGGTGCCACCGCTCCTGACGTTAAACTTCAACGCACGGCCACCAACACATTACGTCTCGCGCCGCCATCAACCGGAACCCTGATAACGGACTCGTTTGCTGGTGCTGCCTCAACAAACTTAACTGCTCATACCGCTGATACCGGCAACACATGGACGGCCACTCTCGGCACCATTCAACTGGATGGCGGCGGCGGTGTCTTCTGCCAGGCTGGTACGCCTGCGATTTATCTTGCTAGTGGAACTTTCAATAACATTCTTCGCCTAACTTGGACGCTAGATTGTATGACTGACGTGCAGTTTGCTGGTGCTGGTTTTATTGACGGCTCCGGCAATATGTATTATTTGCAGTCTCTTAATTCAGGAACGAGCGGCGGCGGCTGGCGTGTGAGCCGGTTACCTAGTGGTGGCGCTCCGACAACGCTATCAGAGTTACTCTCAACACCACTGTCAGCCGGACAACAATATAGTGTGACCTTCACTTATAACAGCGATAGCATAACCGTTACTCTGACTTGGTCGGTGTACCAAGGTACTACCTTGATATGGTCAAGTACGACAACTGATACCACCTATCCGACCGCTACACAATGCGGCTTGTGGGCTTCGGGTGCGGTAACAACCACCACTGGACACCACGTTGGAGATTTTAACGGCGTCTATGGTGGTGCTGGCGTTCTCGATATGTTTGGTGGAGACGTAGATAATCCGACCAACATCACAATGAATGATTCGACATCCGTGTTGAACATGAATAACGGCTCTATCACAAACGTGGGATCTCTGACATTCTTCGGTGGCGCAGTTGGTTTGCCCGGCGTTTTAAATTCCCAAATTAACGGGTTTAGAGTTAGCATTTCCAGCACACCAGGGATACCAAACGATGGGAATACCTCGGCAAACACCTTGTATGTTACACCGTACACTAGCGGTTTAATGGGTTTGTACACCGGCACGCTCTGGAATCTTTATGAATCTACGGTAGCATTGTCGGTAACAATTCCAGGCACCACAAATACGGTCTATGATGTCTATGCTTACGTGAGTAGTGGTGCGATTACAATCGGACTGCTTGCATGGAGTGGTATCAACACACCTCCTACGCGTGGATTGCAGGACGGGGTAATTTATACCAACGGTAGTGCGTTGTATCGGTTCCTTGGCTCTGTCATGACTGGCGCTGTCTCGGCACAGATCCCTGATACTGCCGCACAGCGATTTGTATGGAACTGGTATAACCCGATTAAGCGTCGTTGCTTTGCTCAAGACCCAACTAACAGTTGGACTTATGGAAGTAGCACCATTAGAGCATCGAACGCCAATACCACAGACGGACAAGGAAGATTGGGTATCCTCATTGGGGTCGTTAACCAAACGGTTCAGGCTACTTTCTTCCAAGGCTCCGACCCAAGCTTGAATAACCTTGCTGCCTTTGCGGGCATCGGGGTTAACAGTACGACGGTCGCTACTGCTCAATCTGCTGTCAATGGTGACACCACTTTTGGTGGTAATAACACATGCAGCCTGATAACAACGCTTGCCACCGCTGGGTATAACGCTTTGCAGATGTTAGAGTGGGTTGGTCCTACTGGCAACAATATAGATTTTGCTGGGGATACGGCAATTGCCTCGAACTCAGCCGCCGGACCTTCGTTTATAATTGCAGAGGTAATTCAATAGTTCAGAAAGGAGCAACCATGAACTACACACAATTGGCTGTCTTAATCGAAAAATGCTATGAGCATGTGCAAAGGCTCAAGGCAGACGGCACGCATGACAAGCTAGTGGAATCGGACCGCCTCGGCAATGAGCTAAGCCAAAATCCAGACGTGCACGCCTTCCAGATGTTATTTATGTCGCAGCCACAACAAATGAGCGCCCCTGAACCGCGCCACTTACAGGCGGTGTAATTATGGCAACGCCACAGTTAGGCATTGGAAATATTCAAACCCAATCGGGTGGTCAAACTCAGCTTGCCAATATCGCACAAGCTAGTAGCGGTTCAAGCCGGTCGCAAAGCACTGGTCAGGCCGTTGGCACTCAGGCTGGTGAAACTGCTAATGTTTATCAACCGTGGCAATCTGGATTACAGGAACAAGCCGGGCAAGCTGCCGGAAACTTTTTACAGTCTGGTAACTTGCCTGGCTCGTTTGCTATGCCACCTCAAGTGGCAGAAGCTTATGCAAGTAATTTTAATCGGTTTGTTGCACCCGGCATTGCTGCCCAAGGGGGTGCCGGTTCTCCTGCTATCGCGTCTCAGATGGCGCTAGGGTTAGAACAATTAACCGCTGATATGTATCGTACCCAATCTGGGAATTTTGGAAACGCTTTAGGTCAAGCTCAGAGCCTTGGCTTTACTCCGGTTGGTGCCACTCAAAGTGGGCGCAGCCAGGAAGATACCAACGCACAAAGCGCCGGAAGCTGGCAACAGGTACAAGATACTGTACAATCGCTAGCTGCTTCGGCTTCTGGTTTAAGTACGACTATCCCCCGTTATTTCTGAGGTAAAACATGGCATCACCGCTGTTATTGGCTCATGCCGCAAAAAATGTATTATTGCCTACTGCCGCTAAAGGCGGCGCGGAATTAGCTGGCGGTGTTTCTAAAGGTGCGGCTGCATTAAGTGGGAATATTGGACTAGATTTTTTATTTGGACAGAAGAAGCAACCACAACAACCAGTGGCATTGCCTGGTGCACCTCCGATTGACTGGGCGCAAATGCCGAGCGCAACCCCAATCAACCCGCCACAACTGCCAACTGCACAAGCACCCCAATTGGCTCCAATGTCTTTTGCTTCGCCGACAATGCCCCAAACGGCTCAGTTTATGCCGGTAACTCAAGCCCCGATGGCGGCGAATATTGCAATGCCTCAGTTTGCTGGCGGCGCTCAACCCTCTGGATTATCAGCGCCACAACAGGCAGGCGCAACCGCTGGTCAGCAAGTGGCAGAATCTCCGGCTCAAGCTCCGGCGTGGCATCAACAATTACAAGATATGATGGCTCCGGTTCAAGCACAACCGCAAGCAATGACGCCTGGTCAGCAATACATGCAGTCACCGTTTGTTCAGCACATGGCGGCATCCGGCATTGATCCATCAACGATTAGTGCCTCTGCTGAAGGAATGGCGGCCACTCCGCAAACCATGCAATCAACTCAACCGGGTGCGCCTCAATATGGCAATTTACTTGGTGGCGGCGCTGCAATTAATACGCCTGCCCAACAGGCGGCCACGCATCAAGATTTACAAAGAACAGCCGCCGACATCGCTAAGGGGATCATCAAGCCTCAATACGGGAATGTTAGCCAGGTTATAAATGATGTTAAGGCTGGTGGAGCATTGTTAGGTAAACGCATAGACACTGTTAGTCAGGCTAGGCGACAAGAACTTGCAACGCAAAAATTCAACGATTTGAATATGCCGCATACCCAATTGGGTGGCTTGTCTATTGCGGAATACGGAACAGTGCTAAGGGGGAAATTAAAAGATCTTCGCGCTAATAATGAGGACTTAGCTCTCCACCAAGGAATAGAAGAAAGGGTAGCAAAGCGACTGCCTATTTTGGAAGCTGAAAGCAGAGTTAATGCGCAGTTCCTATCGGCAACAGGCGGCCGTGCGGCCAACAAAATGGCCAGTATAATGTCTAACACAAAAACACCTGATGCGCATATTGGGTTAATTCAGACTGCCACCATACAAGAACAACAAATAGATTTAGCCAAGATGGCTGTAAATGACAAACTCATCGCAGACACCGAAAAGGCGCTTGAGCCCATTTACAAGCTAGAAGCTGAGTATGCGAAACGCGGGGATGCTTTAGAAAAAGAGCTAACTGAAATGGGATTATCCACTTATCAGGCGTATCTAAAAGAAATTGATACGCTGCTTGCGCCATTGGCGGCGGCTCAAAATTTTGCAGTGCAGGAAACACGCCTTTTGATAGCAAAAGAAGCGGCCGATACACAACAGGCACAAATGGCCGCGCAAACGTCTCTTACTGCTCAGCATTATCAGGCAGAAGCCGAACAAGCTCGCTTGAAGTATGCCGCCGAGACTGCCAAGAGTGGTGCTGAACTAGATCTTAGTGCTGGAAAGTTACAAGTTCAGAGAACAGAAACCGTAGCAAAGGCAACCGCTGAATACATGAAGGCTGGAATGGATTACGACGAGGCGCAAAAAGCCGCCATACAGCTTTTCAATGATTCTGCCGTTAAGCCAGCGGAGAAAAAATAAATGGGTGAGCTATTAGACGGCTTTTTGAATACGCTAACGCCAGCCGCAGCCGCAGCAACTCCGAATAAACCAATGCCTGCACAGGTGACCAAAACACATGGCGGCGGAGAGGTTGGCGTAGGAGCGCCACCGGCCGTGCAATCGCAGCCAGAAACTAGCGCACCAGAAGCGTTACCAGCCGCGCCTGTATCCTATCCAGCCGTGGCACCCGTACACGCACCCGCATTTCCAGCTATGCCCACGCCCGTTCAACTGCCTCATAGGTATCAAGGTTCGGCTACGCTTCCAACTCCACCAGCACCACCAGCACCACCACCTGAACCGTCAATGATAGACAGGTTAGTAACGCCACTTTCTCAATTTGGGCAAGGGATACTTGGTGGTGGTATCAATGTCGCCGACCAAGCTAAAGCCTTAGTGCAAGCGCCCTTTGCATTGAATGGCAAACAAGATTATCAAAACTGGCAAGAAGAATATGCTAAGCAGTTGCCACCAGGAACGGCTCAAGCTCTACCTTATCAAGCCGGAAAGATGGCGGGCGAGATTGGAGCTTATGGACTAGGTGCTTTAGGCGCTGGAATGGCACTCCCTGAATTGGGTGCTGGTGCGGCTACGTTGGGAACTGCTGCATTGGGAAGTGCTGCCCAATCGGCTCAAACGCAGCTTGGCCGCGAGGGGAAAGTTAATCCAGCCGAGTTAGCGGGTGAAACCGCATTAGGAACAGGCTTGGCGTTTGCTGGTGGCAAACTTGCACAAGGCGCCGGTAAACTTTTTGGGCAAGTAATGAAAAGCCGAGAAGTCGAAAACGCCATCAAACAAATGGCAGAGAAGGATGCCAAACGAGCCATCATGCTTGAGAATATTCAAGACCAATTGGATGCCGAACACGCAGAAAATTTAGGACGGCTTACAGGCGCCTTGCAGAAACCCGCCGCTGAAAGCATGTTGCAAAATGCCCAACAACAGGCACTTGCCGCCGAAGATGCAATTAAAGGACCGTTTCGTTTGCGTCGTCGCGCCACGGGTTTTGGTGTCATTGATTACGCAACACCATTGAAGGATATCCAAGATAAAGTCAGCAAAGAAACTTACAAAGAATTAAAAGGCGCGGTTAATGCGCTTGGAGAATCTTTGTCGTTGTCTAAGCATCTCAAGAATGATTTAGAAGCTTATGCACAAAATGCTTTAAGTTTAGCGAAGACTGCAACTCAAAAAGCCAAGGTTGTTGTAGAAGAAACCGAACGTCTAGCGTCCGGGGCTGCCGATGTTTTAGCAGAAAAGAAAAGTGAATTATACTTACAACAACAACAGGCGACCAAAGAAGCAACACAAGCATTGCGGGATCAATTGGCATCCCGAGCTGCTACTGCAACCAAGAAGCTAAAAGCAGAATTGCGCGAGCAAATTTCACAGCTTGACGAGGCATTGCAGAAGCTTAACTTGCCGTCGGAAATATTCAACATTCCACAGGGTAAACACCTGTACGGGATTGCTAATCGTGCGGCGCTAGAATCGCCACTGGTGCCGCGTGATTTAGCAAAGACATTCAAACCTGCTTATGAGCAATTCGTCAAAGCAACAAATGATTTTAAAGCCGCCGAGAAACAATGGAAGACGCTGGAAAAACATTACATACCGTTATTTGAAAAAGCACAAAAGGAATTTCAGGCGCTTGTAGGAGACGATGAATCTCGTTTATGGATTAAGCACCCGATTACCAATCCATTCTCGCGCAAAGTAACCACAGACATGGCAATTGGATTGCAGCATGATCCACACATCGTGCGCTTAAATGCAGTATTCCAAGAAGAATACAAAGCCGTAGAAGCCGAGCTAAGAGCGCAAGAGAACAATGTAGTCAAAGAGATTGCTTACAAGGTCGGCGGCTTAGAAAAGCTCATCAATCAAACTGGCAAACAAGCCACTGAGACACTCAAGCAAATGGGGGCCTTGCATCCGGTTGCCGAAAAGATTGGATTAGCAACGGCATTAGGATTAGCTAGTCTAGATTTGCCCTCTCAAGCCTCTAGCGGAAGAGAGAAAGAAACACATTTCTTTGGAATGGTCGGCGCCACAATGCTTGGCGCAATAGTCGCGGCTAAATATGGTCCGGCGGCCGCACGAAGATTGTTTAATAGCCCGTCTTATTACACAAGCAGACTTTATGGAAATACTCTTGACTTAGCCAAGATGGCAGACAATGCTTTAGGTATCAATCGCGTTGCGATGCCAGGCGCATCTCTAGCTGAAAATATAGAGAAACTTGGCGGTAAGGTTATCGAGGCTATACAGTTGTCGCCTGATGACCCTGAATATTTTATGCGCTCTTTAACCAAGGATGTGCAAGGTGCCTTATTATCGCCTCAAGGCGCTCAATACGCCAAAGAAATAAGAGACATGTCTAAGGCGTTCCGTCTTCATGCAACTGCTTATGGTAAAGCTTGGAAATCCCATTATCAAAGCTTGAGCCAAGCCGACCAAGATCACTTAGCGCCCGTCAATGATGCCATCTCCTTTGTAAAAGATGCTTTTGGAAAAGCCCCGCCACAAAACATGGTTAACCGCTTTGTTGGACAGTTATTTGGTAATGCCGCTTCCGCATGGTTTAGCGCCCACCCCAAACACATGATGGCTAATTTCTTTGATGTCGCCTTGGCTGGGCCACAACAGGTTGGACCTGCTGCCACTGCTCGCGCTTATGGGAAATATGCCTCTAATCCGGTATTGCGTGGGTTGGTAGACAAGCTCATAGTCGGTGGTGCGCGCTCGCAAGCCGCTAGTCAAATAACGGGACAAACAAAAAATATCCCAATGGAAAGTCTTAGCTCTCGGCTGATGGCTTTGGCGTCTTCTTTCCATTACTTCCATACTAATCCGCGCCAAATGCAGGCATTAGGAGTGGCAACGGAAAATGAATTTACCGAACGCCTCTTGTCTGGTAAGCTTCCCGCCGAAACGTTGGCAGATGCTTACAGTAAAATGTATGTTGATTTAGCGGAAACTTTAGGCGCTGATCCTACTCATTTAGTACGTGGCCCCATGGGGCGCTCGCTCGCTGGTAACTGGTTACAGTTTGTAAGCCAGCCTGAACGATTCGCCAGATTGATGGCGACCAATGCAGCCAAGGGCAATATCGGAAGGATAGCGGCAAGCCTGGGCATGTTGCATCAGTTAGGCGGCAAAGCCGTATTGCCCGCTGGCGCGGTAGCTCTTGGTTATGCGGTTGATCCTGTAGATACTGCTAAGCTTATCGGATTTATAAACATGGCAAGCGTTGGTCAAAGAACACTCGGAGACATGAGCCGAAATGTAGACTGGGATCCTTTTTTGTATCCAGCTATGGGCGTTCAAGCTCCTGGTTTTGAGCAACTCCTTGACCTGGTTCGCGACACTCCCAAATATGTGGAACAAATAGGACAAGTGATTGATGCAGCCGTAAATCAACCTTCTTTGTTTACCGCGAGTAAGTTGAACGAAAAGGCTGATAAGGTGCAAACGGCCACAAGGAATCTGCTCAATTTGTTGTCTATGAAATACCCAACAGTAGGCCCCATTCCGCTACAAGCTGTATCGGCTTTCTTATATAACTTATCCGGCGTAATGCACAAAGAGCACAAAATGAGTATTCCGCGCCCTGGGATTGGGGGCGGCGCTTTTCCGCTGGAAGCCGCCGCAGTTATGCACGGGAAAGGTGCCCAAGAAGCCGCTCTGCGTGCTATGTTCAGGCTTCCAGAGCCAGCCGAGAGCGTGGGTCTTTACAAAACCACTGAGCAAGGCATAAAGTTAGGGGAGAAAGCCGGGCAGAAAGTCGGCGACTTGAGAAAGATACAGAATAAAACCGGAATACGATAATGGCACAAAAACAAGACAAAAAAATCATGTCAATCATCGCCCCTAAAGCCTCAGTAGGTAAGCGGGGAGCCGGTGACACAAGAAAGTCTAAAGTTAGATACGGAGATAGAAAATAATGAGCGAATTTGGAAGTTTAAATTCAGTGGGTGAGCCAGGCTCTCCGCGTATGAGTGCATACGGCGGTAATGATGGACGCGGCCCAGTAGACAATGTACTACCAACCGGCATTGTTGCTCGCGGTAATGAAGTTCGTGCCGGAGATGTCTATGACAAGGGTGAACGCCGGGGTATGTCAACCGCGCGCAATGCGTCAAAAGCGCGTGGCATGTCGGAACGAAAATAATGGATGAATGGATAACGATGTTACCCCATTGGAGCCCCTTGATTCTGCCGATGATTGCGGCGGGACTTCTGGCTTTTGGATTAATGCTAGAGATCCGGCCATAGCTAAAATATTAGCGATAGGATATGCCAGCGTCATGGTTGTACTTGCCGCTGGCTTTGTCCTTTTGTGTATTGTTATGGCGGTCCTATCATTCTTTCATCCCGATAAAGCAGGAGAGTTCCTGACGGTATTCGGCATACCCGCAGCAACTCTCTTTGGTGCTTATATTGTCAAGGCGAAGAATAACGCCAAGGCTTACATTAAGAAGAAGGACTAATCCTTATAAGCTGGTTCATCTATGTTTTGCGCATCTTCGTGCGGAGCCGCATTATAACGAGAGAATCTGATAATCCCCTCGTCGTAAACAGCCTTTTCGCTGCTTGATTTAAGGGCGTTTTTTAGCCACATCTCGACATAGCCCACAGGCCAGCGATTTTGCTTGGCCATTTCGTGCAGATATTGCCAGTCTAATGGTTGGTCGGGCTTAGTAACTTCGCCCGTCTCAACGTCAGTGACCAAATCCTCATCCTTTACAAAGGTCGCTTTTGTTTCTGGAATAGCAACCGTTTGAGCCTTGGGGATAGTTTCTATTTCTGTTTCGTCCAACATGCCAAGACCAAGTAATCTAAGCGTGGCGCGTCTCATTGCTTTAGTCTCGGCTTTCATCAGGCTATTACAAAGAGAATCACCGCTTTGTCCTTGAACCGTGACGATGCCAGTAGCATCAGCGTGCCGACCATGCGGCATTGAGGCGCGAGCGGTGACAGAGGCCAGTCCTGATTGAATCTTCTTGTCCATAATACTGATGCTGACATCGTGGATTCGACAAAGTTGCTCGGCGGCGGCCTTGGTGGCGTAAAGTGATTGCTTGCCGCCGGTCTTGAGAATCATAAACGGCTGAGTAAACGGGTCTAATCCTAGCCTGGTTGTAAATTCGCCGACATATTTAATTTTGTCTTGGTCGCTCAAGCTAGAAATGTCGCCTTTCAAAAAGACATCATTTAAAAGCTTCTGGGCTTCGGCTGTAACCGGCAATTGTTTACTTTCGACACTTAATTGATTGGACATAAGCTCTCCTTGGTGTACTGATATCAAGTGTACTGATATCAAGTTTACTGTATAATGCTATCAAGATTATATCATCGAGGTTACCATGACTGATAGAAATTTGCCAAAGAAACCGCTGCTAATTTATGTACCGGAAACCTTGGCCGACAAGATAGACGAACTTGCCAAGAAACTCGATTATCCCTCTCGTTCCGAGTTGATAAGAGATGTTTTGCGGAACTGGGTGGGCAATCAAAACCGGAGAGCAAATGAAGCTGCCAGAGCAGAATCTATTGGATGCGCTAAATAGCGTCGAATATGTATTGTTTAAACACGTCAATGGCATCATGGAAAGCTATTTCCGGCTATGCAATTCTCAATCCTTGAAAGATGCGGCCGACTCTTTGCGTGACATCAACCTCAAGGCTATTGACCTAGAAGCTCAAGTCAAGCAGATACTCAACGCATGGGGCTGCCCGCCTGCCAAGATACTCAATGTGGGCGCTCGGACTTATGACACGCTTGACAGCAAGCTTTTAAATATGAGCCACTTCTATAATAGGTACGCTTATTCCAAGCCGGAAGGAAAGGCGAAGGAATTGACAGCCTTCTATTACCTTATTAAAGATGCGCTTGATATCTCGGTGGAGACAAAGCCCGAACATTATTACAAGGACCATTTGGCGTGAAGAATAAAGAACTTGACTTGTTCCCTGATGATATCGTGTTGGCGGCGCAGAAGTCCGAGAAGGCGACCGGCTGCCCGGCTTGTATCACGCTTGCTCAGTGGGCGCTTGAATCCGGTTACGGAAAGCACTTGTCTGGCCGTAATAACCCTTTTGGTATCAAGTGGACGACTACCTGGAAAGATGGCTATACGCTTTGCAAGACACGGGAATTTATACGCGGCGAATGGGTAACTGTTAACGCCAAGTTTGCCAACTTTCCGACGCTTGAGGCTGCATTTTCTCGACATGGTAACTTGTTGATGAATCCCAAAGGCCCATACAAACAAGGTGTCAAAGCTTGGGAAGCTTCCAAGGATTGGCATATCTTTCTAAAGCTGATAGCTCCTGTTTATGCCACTGACCCGAAATATTTTGACAAAGTATTTGGCATCATCAAGCAATGGCAATTGGATAAGCTCAACCTTAAATAGGTTCCGCTCCTTGCCTCTCTGCCTAATTACGGTTAAATTTAGCTTGTAATATGGAGAGGTTTAAAATGTCGAAACGCTTATTCGTTGCTATTGCCGTTGCTCTAGTGGCTCTCTTGTCTAGTCCTGTGGATGCGCAAGCCCCGTCTGGGCAGTTAGTGCGTCCGTTCTCTCCGATTGGTGTTGACGGCAATCAAATCTATCAAGAGACAATTGCCTTCACTGGTGCCGACCAAGAAATAACTTTTACACAGCCTTCTAGCATCATCACTATTTTTGTTCAGCCAAGTTCGTCTACGGCTTACATTCACTTCACGCAGGACGGCTTGGATGCCACAACCTCTGATTTTGCATTACCCCCTGGTTTTGGCTTCACTTTTCAAAGTCTTCCGCAATTGGCCTCTATCCATATAATTGGGAGCGGTGCCGTCGGTTCGTTCTCAATAGTGGCTCACTAATCACATAACCAGCACATAAGGAAAACCAATGCAGTTGTTACTTTCAAGACTTTTAGCGTTTTTTCTGTGCGTACTTTGCACATTGCCTGCCTTCGCTGACGGCATTTCTGGTGGCGGCTCTGGTGGTGGTGGTTCGGGTACTGTTACTAGTGTTGGTTTGCAGGTCAATACCTTTCCCTTGGGTGTCACCTTTAGCCCTGTCACGACTGCCGGTACTATCCAACTTACTCCAACGTCAAAGACCATTGGCTCCATTATGTATTGGACGGCGGCCACTACCGTTGGAACGCTTGCGCCAGGAGCAGATGGCACCGTTCTCACTCTTGCCGGTGGTGTGCCTACCTGGGCCGCCGGTGGTTTGGGCACCGTCACAAGTTTCAGCGCCACGCCATCTGGTATCTTCGATGTGGCAACGGCAACGACAACCCCGGCGCTTAGTCTGGATAACCAGGCCGCTAATATTGTTCTCGCCGGTCCGACATCTGGCGGCGCTGCCACTCCATCATTTAGAGCGCTGGTTAGCGATGACATACCTAACTTGGATGCTGCAAAAATCACTACAGGTACGTTTAGTAGCGCCTTAATACCGGCAATTAATTTAGCCGCTGGTGGTGCTGGTGGTGTAACCGGACTGCTACCCATAGCCAACGGCGGCACCGCAAATGCTTCTTTGTCCGTCGTACAGGGTACTGTTTATTATGGTGATGGTTCTAAACTCGTGGGCTTAGCCCCTGGTACATCAGGGCAGTTTCTAAAGACACAAGGAGCCGCTGCTGACCCGGTTTGGGATACTGTTAGCGGAACTGGCACGGTAACCAGCTTTAGTGCGACCCCATCCGGCATATTTGATGTAGCTGACCCTACCACCACTCCTGCATTAAGCTTAGACAATCAGGCGGCCAACATCGTTTTAGCTGGCCCAACTACCGGCGGCGCCGCTACTCCTGCCTTTCGCTCTTTGGTTGCTGCCGACATTCCGACGATATCGTTAACCTCTGGGGTTAGCGGTGTCCTACCGATAGCCAACGGCGGCACTAACAATGGCTCGCTTTCTGTTACTCAAGGAAGCGTTTATTACGGTGACGGCTCCAAGCTTGTCGCGCTCGCTCCTGGTACGCTCGGCGAAGTTCTCACAACTCAGGGTGCCGGCGCTAATCCAATTTGGTCGCCTGCCGTTGGAACTGGGACGGTAACATCAGTTGCTATGACTGGTGACGGTGTAATTTTCAATAGCACCGTAGCTGGTTCCCCAATCACCACTACTGGAACATTAATTCCAGCCTTGTTGTCTCAAACCCAAAACACTGCATTGATGGCACCAGACGGAAGCGCTGGAACGCCAACGTTTAGAGCCATTCTCAATGCTGACCTTCCGCTTATCTCAATTGCTAAAGGCGGTACGAATAACGCCTCTTTGTCGGTTGTTCAAGGTACTGTTTATTATGGCGACGGATCTAAATTGGTTGGACTGGCGCCTGGTACAACAGGACAAGTATTAACCACGCAAGGAGCCGCTGCTGACCCGGTTTGGTCTTCGGCTGGTGCCGGTACTGTTACCAGTTTTAGTGCAACTCCAAGTGGTATCTTTGATGTTGCCACTGCCACCACTACACCAGCTCTCAGTTTGGACAATCAAAATGCAAACATTGTTTTAGCTGGCCCTGCATCCGGTGGAGCGGCAACTCCAAGCTTTAGAGCCTTGGTGGAAGCGGATTTTCCTTCGACTACCAACTTTCACCAAATGGCCAGTCAATCAAGTTCGCCTTTAACGTTGGCCAATACTGATGTCACTGTTCAGAATGTTACGACTGGCGCAAGTGCTTTTACTGTCAATTTACCGGCTGGCAATGGAACGGGAATCAATAACAAAATCTTCTTGATAAAGAAGGCTGATAGCGGCGCCGGTGCAATTACTGTTACGCCGAACGCTGGCAATTCTGACTTGATAGACGGTGCGGCAACTTACACGCTATCCAATCAATATGACTTTGTGGCTGTTCAATCTGATGGTGCCAATCCAGCCAACTGGCGCATTATCGGTTACTTTAAGAGAGCCATCCAACCTTCTAATCAGTTTGTAACTGGTGCAACCGTTACTGGCTTCACTTATACTCAGCCTTCTGTAAGCAACCTGTCCGGCTTGCCTGTGACCGTTGGACAAGGCGGTACTGGTACGACTACCCTAACTAATCACGGGGTTGTTCTCGGGCAAGGAACCAGCCCGGTTGCAATTACAAGCGCGGGCACTACTGACTTTCCTTTAGTATCAAATGGAGCTTCGGCTGACCCGGCGTTCGAGCAATTGAGTTTAACGAGTGCTGTAACCGGCATTTTGCCTGTAGCAAATGGTGGCACAGGCGCATCAAGTTTAACTGATACCGCCTTAGTAATTGGTAACGGCACTGGTGCAGTTACTTTGGTATCACCAAGCGCGACCGTAGGGGTTGCGGTAGTATCTCAGGGTGTTGGCGTTGATCCTGCTTACGGCACAGTGGTAGTCGCTGGCGGTGGAACAGGCAGAGCAAGCTTAACAGCAAACAATTTAGTTATTGGCGCTGGTACAACTCAAGTGACTTTACTCGCTCCAAGTGCCACTTCTGGTGTTGCTTTGATATCGCAAGGCACAGGCGTTGATCCGGCATACGGCGCTATTAATCTTGCCAGCACTTCAATTGTGACTGGTACGCTTCCGGTGGGCAATGGCGGCACAGGCGCAACTACGCTCACAAATCATGGCGTCTTGCTTGGTCAAGCAACTAGCGCAATTGTTGCTACTACTGCTGGTACAACGGACTACCCGCTTGTGTCCAATGGCGCAAGTGCTGATCCTGCTTTTGAACAACTTAGTTTAACTGCCGGTGTGCAAGGTGTATTGCCGATAGCAAATGGTGGCACTAACAATGGTTCTCTCGATGTCACGCAAGGGAACGTCTACTATGGTGACGGAAGTAAATTAGTTGCTTTAACGCCCGGCACCAGTGGGTACGTATTAACGACGCAAGGCGCAGCCGCTAATCCTATCTGGGCTGCCGCAAGCGGTAATCCCACGGCAGGAACAAACGTAACCGTATCTGGTTCTACCGTTAATGCGATTGCTAATCTAGCTACTCAAAGCTCGTCGCCCGTAACATTAACCGGAACGTCAGAGACGTTTCAACTCGTTACCACCAGCACGACTTCAAACTTCACCATTAACTTACCGGCTGCTACTAATACTGGCAAAGTGTTTTGCATCAAGAAAGTTGATAGCAGTACCGGCAACATTCAAATCGTAAGAAATGGAACCGACACTATTGAGGGTGCTACTACTTATACAATGACCAGTGACGCTAATGGCGGGGAAAATACCGCCGTTTGGTTAGTTGCTGACGGTGTTAATAAATGGTATGCGATAGCTGACCATGTCACGGGCCTTACAACTTCGGCATTGCCTACTACGTCGCTCTTAACGGGTGCAGGCGCAACTGGTGGCGTTCAACCTCTAACTATTGGGGCTGCTAATCAAGTATTGCGCGTTTCGGGGGGTGCCATAGGCTGGGGAAGTATTACGCTGAGCAGTACCAATGCAGTTAATGGGGTTCTTGCTACGTCAAACGGTGGTACTGGCTCGGCATCATGGGGACAGCAATATTGCCAAGGACGGCTAACGCTTACAACGGCCGTGCCTGTTACGACTGCTGATGTGACGGGCGCAACAACTGTGTACTTTACGCCGTACAACGGTAATCTGTTTGGTTATTTTGATGGCACTAATTGGACGGTAAAAACATTTACTCAAGCAAGTGTGAGCTTGTCCGGTTTAACTGCTAATTCTAACTATGATGTATTTGGTTATCTAAACGGTTCGGCGCTGAACATAGAAACTCTTGTTTGGGCGAGTGCAACGGCTCGGGCGACTGCTCTTGTGTTGCAAGATGGCGTCTGGGTTAAGGATGGTGCTACTGATCGTAGATATCTGGGCACGATTCGCATAACAGGAACTACTGGTCAATGCGAAGATAGTGTGACTCGTCGATATGTATGGAATCAATACAATCGCGTTGATCGTACCGTGGTTGCAGATAGCACGCTCACCAGCTGGACGACTACTGTAAACGGAAGCTTTGAACGCGTTACCGCGACTGGTAGTGTCAACACAGAAGTTGCTGGGGAAAATGCTGTATATATGGTAATTGGCTTAGTGGATAGTCCTGTATATGCGACAAGTGCCGCGTTTATTACGGGGGGTAATGCTACTCGTAATGCGTATTTAGGTATGAATATTGGCTCAACCTCTGGAACAACTGATAGCGGGGTTACGCCAGCGACTACCACAACTGACTTTATGCGCGTTAGCGCAATCGGCGGCACCACCGGGACGGGCGCCAATTATGGTTTTAATTACGAAGGCTTTACAGCCATTGGATACAATGTTTTCACGTTCCTGCAACAATGGGGACACACTACAAGTTCGATGACTGTGTACGGACGTTCGGGCAATACACCGCCGAGCGCTCCGGGTAATTGCTACATGAAAGTAAGGACGTTAATGTAATGAATCAGAAATTGTTATTAGCTCTGTTATTGGGATTGCTATTCATGCAAGGCGTTCAAGCCCGCGAAGAAATTGGACGTGCCACGGATGCGTTACAGGCGGCGGGACTGCCAGTAAAGGGAGTTGGTTTGGCTGATAATGTCTTTACGATTATTTGGAAAGATGAAGCCACCGACGAACAGAAGACGCAAGGCGAGGATATTCTCAAGGCCTTTAATCCACTTCGGCCGCCACCGAACACAGAAAAATTTGTAGACGCTGTGATTAAAGACGCCGCAATTCCGGCTGATATCTATCCCTACATTCCAGTCCTAAAAGACGCTTCAGGCGACCCACGAACCCTCAAGGACGCATGGGCTAAGATAGAGCAGACGCTAGGGCTCTCGCTTAACGCTCAAGCAAGGGCTGCTATCAAGGCCCACGCCGCCGCCGCTGATATGCCCGTTAAATAGGAGAATCGCCAATGTTTGGATTAGAATTTGTCGGACAAGCAAAGCAATACCTCGAGTTATTCGCCTATATTCAGGCGCTAGACACCAATAAGGATGGCGTGCCGGACTTACCGCAAGAATTATTATTGAAGCTTGCCAAACTAAAGGATCAAATGGGCGCAGTCCATACGACCTGTATCGAGCTTGGTGACTTAGTAGGCGACGATATTGAAGCAATTAAAACCAAGCTTGGCATCTAAGTTGGCGACGATATCTTATATCAAGATTTAATGTCGCCCTTATAAAGACATGATATAGTTCCTTTTGTGGTTAGACAAGAGGAACTTATGGGTTATTTTGATACGACGTTTGTGACTGCTGAGGATAAAGTCAAATATCGCAATTGTGCTGAGACGCAAGAAAAGATAATTGGCGAATTGTTCAGCGAAATTCCTGACGGTTCAGCGTCAGCATCCCAAGTATTGAGCGAATTGATTAGGCGTGGAGAGTTGGCGTCGAATACGCCAATCACAAGTATTAGGCGGGCTATCAATTGCCTAGCGAAAGAAGGTGTCTTGCGAAAGACGGGCGAGAATCGAACAGGGTTGTTCGGACGGCCTGAATTATTGTGGAAGCTAAACAAATAAAGGAGTGTTTTACTATGGTTTACGAAAGTGGGAAAATCTTTTGGGTGCGTGACGGCGTGGCAAAGAATGTTTCTAGTGTGCCGTTGGATTTAGTCATGATGACTATCAAGATTAATGGTGGCATTGTGGTGGTGGCACGTAACGAGCAGGAGGCATTAGTAAAGGCGGCATGAGAAATTTATTTTGGGGCTTTGGTCTTGCGCTTGTCATTCTGAGTGCGGGGTATATTCTACAAGTTGGCCAGCAATACGTAGATACTGCACGCCTGGAAAGGGTGAATAAGTTTGCTGATGAGCGTCGATTACCACACGCCACGATTGCTGATGTTCAAATGGAACCTAATGATGAGGTAATCAAACAGGCAATGATCGAGGCTGATGAGATAAGGCACAGCCCGATACTCAGAGAGGTGTTGTCTAACAATGACAAAGAAAAATAAGTGCAAGCACTGTGAATCAGTGACGCCGGAAACCGCTGGGATGTGTTATGGATGCTTGAAAACGAGAGACGGTTTTGCTCAAGCGGCTCTGACAGGATTATTGGCGGGTCCTTATTCTCAGCCTAACATGCCGTCGGCTAGTGCTTATGCAAAAGAAGTGTTTTATATAGCAGACGCTATGATGGAATGGAGAAAGCAATGACAGACGAAGATCGATTTTATAAGTCAGTAATTCCTCTTCCTGGTGCTACTTTTGAGTTCGTGGCGCAAATGCGGGACCAACAACAAGCCACGGCTAAGGAATTGCTAGCAGAGCAACAGCATATGGTTTTCTGTGACCCTAATACAATGTGTCAACACTGGACAGAAGACGTTGAAGAGTTTGACAAAGAGAATCAGTGGTCAGGAGTTTGAAATGACATCGGAAGAATTGGGAAATGTGCTTAATTATGCGAAGCTTGTTTTGGAATATCCAGACCACGGCAAACAAGAGCAAGACTTGGCTCGCGCTCTCTGTGAGCTAAGTGCACGATTGGACAAAGCCCGTTTTTATGCCGCGCTTAAATCTCGGTGTGCTCATTGTTCCGATTGTAGCCATACCAACGATTTACGATTTGCCTTGGAGGATGAAAATGAGTGACGTTAATCGTGCTGCTTATTGGCAGATGCAAGCTAAGGTGCTAAAAGAAGAAAATGAGAAACTCAGATGGTTTTTGATTCGTGAAGGATATGTGCGCTGTGACTCTCCTGCGTGTAACTGCGAGAGTTGGCACAAGAGCAGAGGCAACAAATGACTAACAGAATAGACGAGATAAGAAAGAGAGTTGAGGCTGCAACGCCTGGACCGTGGTTGGCAGAACATGCAAATTCAGGCGTATTTACCAATCCAAAACCTTATTTCTATGAAGATGTAACGCTAACGCAAGAGAATAGAGACTTCATCGCTCATTCTCGAGAAGATATACCATACTTGCTTAATGAGATTCACCGGCTACAAGTAGAAGTTCGCTATCCTCTTCTTTTGCCCACGAAAGAAATTCTCGACAAGATAGTTTCTCCTGCTAATTGTGCCTCAACAGAGGACCACGCTAGCAAGGCGTTGGCAGCGTACGATGAATTAAAGAGCGAGCTTGAGCTATACAAGCGAGCTTTAGCAAACAGAGCTTCTTTTATGGTTCCCGCGCTCTGTGAGATGCACACGCATTTGGTGAAGACTTGGTTAGAGGAAGCTAGCGAAGAAATCGAGAAGGAGAAGCAATCGTGATGAAAACAAGCGACGCTGTGCGAGAACGATTTAAAGTGTATCGAACCGAGATTGATCGTATCTCACAAGATGACCGCAATTACGATGAAATGTGTATTGCAGAGATAGAACAACTAGAAGCAGATGCAGAGTTAGGGCGAAAGTTGAAAGAGTTGTTACCCGATCTGAGAGAGCAAGCGAAAGAAAAATGTTGGTCAGATAATAAAGGGTGGGAAATAAACGATTGTGCTGGTGGAAATATCGACGATGCTTATTGGGGTGGTGACCATGATGGAGATATATGCAGAGTTAGATCTATTTTGAAAGCATTGGGGGAAGTATGAATCTACGCGGAAGCAATACTGATAATTGGTTCGCTCGCTTGTGTGACATGTGGCGACTTATAGAATACGAAGATGTTAGCCGCATGTTAGCCAACATTCCGAAAGCACCAAATGCACCAACAATGATTATTGAATCGACACCAGGCGGGGCAAACAAGTTTTACAAAGCATTGGGGGAAGAGTGATGAATAATTGTCCAACTTGTTCCTATTGTAATTGCGTGGCAGCCCTGGAAAGCGAGAATGAAAAGCTCAAGGTTCGTCTCGCTCTCGCAGAAGCTGTTTGCGAGGCAGTAGCAACTAGGCTCCATCAAGAATCTGGTCCTCTTCATTATTTATCACTGGCTACTATAGACAGGTTGCGGGAACGGCAAGCAAATAGAAAGGGAAAGTAATGTTAAACGATAACGATGCAAATAAAATCCTTGAGCATTTGCTTGATGTCTTATCGGTGTATGGACTTGAGGTTAAATGTCCTACGTGTCGCAAATGGACGGCAAGTTATTTTACATACGATGGGCTGCTAGGCTTTAGATGTGGCGGATGCCGCAAATTAATTAGTCATTGTCATTGTCGTCAACCGGATTTGAGATTTGACGAAAGCAGACAGGGGAAGGAATAACTAATGTGCGGTTGTGGGTGAATGGTGAAACCGCCAGACTGTAAATCTGGAACTTAACGGCCTTGTAAGTTCGAGTCTTACCAACCGCAATATTTTTAAGAGAAGGAGGGAATAGAGTGACTGACGACTTAGAACCACCAACCGCCAGAGAAGTTCTTGCATGGCTAATTAATGCCAAGGCGGTTTCAATGCCTGAGCCGTCAGATTTCACAATAACCATTCATCACTATGAGCAGTATTATAAAAAGAACAATCAAAAGCTGACTATTGAGTGGTTGCGTGATGACACCAATAAGATTGACGGATTAAGCATAAGGATGACAACAAATAAATGAATAACGATGATTTTAAAAGAGACTTGGCAGAAGTAATTAACAGACATTGTGTTGAAGCGTTATCAGATACGCCAGATTTTATTTTGGCTGATTATCTAGCGGGGTGCCTTGAAGCATTCGCGTACACTACGCGGGCGCGTGATAAGTGGTACGAACCCGGGATTGCTTGTCCGAATAATGACTAACAAAAAGAGACCGGCTATTAACCAGTCTCTTTTGCTCTCTCAAAGCCTAGGAAGCCCCTCTCGTAAAGTACGGATATTATACTATTTATCCAAGCTCCTGACGTATGCTTCATCGGCTTCTATCGCTTTACGATTGGCTTCTTCTTCGTTTGTAATGCAATCATCACAGGCATGAGTTGCGTTGCTGTGGAACTCATCATCGTAAGTACGGCCTACCCATTCACACAATTGGCAATTCCCTGTGATTCTCAAAGTGTTGGAGCCGCGTGGTAAATATAAATATGTACCAGTGTAATCATTCAGACACATCCACTGATTGCCTTTGATAAATTGCCAGTCATTGGATGGCTGAGAATAATCAGTTAGGTCGGCCCGTTCAATTGCCGTCATTAAGCGTGCAAGCTCTGGTAAATCTTCTTGAGTAAAGAATCCGGTCTTGTCCCATTCGACCCAAAATTGTGGTTGTTTAATTGTCATCTTTAATCCTTTGTGCTTTGCACCAGCAACATTTGTAATTACGTCCATAATGGTCATAGTGTGTGCAATGGTTTTTCGGTGCATGTTGGGAGTCCATATCCTTATCGCATCGCATGTGTCCACACATATCTAGTTCGCCCCACCTGCATTCATAAATGCCGCAATCAAGAAGCCGCGCTTCATGACCACACATCATATATGTAGGCTTCACTTCCATAAGAACTCCTGTTTGATCCAACAATCTAGTTATATCAAGCCTATATCATTCCGTCAAGGATTTATGCTAATATTTCTTTTGTACAACCAAGCGCTCCTGGTGTGTGCCAGGGGCGCACCTTATTAAGGATCAATTGCCAGCTTGAAAGCCTGCTCTATTGCTTGCTTAGCCGTCCACTGGGCGCAGATTATCTTAGATTCGCCCTTTGTCAAGGTGATGACATACCGTTGTCGGCGATGGTTTGACTGGTTGTGTAGGTCTACTGACCATCCTAGGGTTTTAAGTCTTTCAATCATCAAATTCATTGACATAATCCTTTCGGTTTACTACCATACTCATTATATCAACCCTTAATAAGGACTTTTATACAAATGAATACGGATGAAATCGATGCCGACAAGAGACGGTACATTTCTTTGAGTGTGCACAGTGCGGTGGTGGACGCATTGCGGAAGACGCCTGACACCACTGTTAAATCAATCTGGACTGCAGTTAGGAGTGTTAAAAGTGAGAGCTTGGACGAGAATGACAGCATCTTAACTTTGATGCCTATTTATGGTGCCGTTTGGTTAATGTCGTATGCGATTAATTACAATACCGATTTACGCAATGCCCGGCTAGCCCTGGCGCAATTGATTAATGCGTCTGTTGGGGTAATTGACGAAGTGATGAGGGAGAAACTCTAATGGAACAATCGCCACTAATGGAAGCAATGCTACGTTTAAGAAAGTATTGTCGGACAAAGAAAGCTCTTGAGGCGTGGCTTGATGTTGAGTTTATTTCTTCTGAAATAGAATTAGCGTACATGAAGTTACTGGATGAGAAGGTAAAACGGGACGAGTATTTGGCATTAGCCAAGCGATTTAACTTAGAGGTAAAAAAACCAAATGTCGAAGCCTTGTTATAAATGTTATTGTCCGGTGCATATACAAGCTTGCAGTTGTTGTCGGTGTAATCAACGCGGTGAATCATTTGCAGTGGTTCTAACGTTGCTCATTACGCTTGTAACGGCTGTTCTTGGTACTGGTGGTGTGATGGCATGGCACAAGTTGCACAAGTCTCACTCGGCGCAATCTGCGCAGCCAGCAACACCGGCCAATGTACCGTAGTGATGAGCATAGTAAGAGTTCAGACTTTCTGGCTTGTTTGCGCAAGCGGAAGTATCGAACGCAATCGGAAGCAGACAGGAAAGCTTTTCGTGTAAACAAGAAAGGCAGTGATGGTTATGCGTGCAATGCCTATCATTGTAGTTTCTGTCTTTACTGGCACATTGGGCACGCGAAGAAATATGGTCAATTGATACCATTGAAAGGAATGGATATGGACTCATCACAGTGAATGGTAAAAGTATTAACACGCACCGCTTGATGGGAAAGTGGATACATGGCCCGCTTGACCGCACAACCGTTGTTGATCATTTGGTATGCAATCAACCCCTGTGTGTTAATCCTACTCACTTACTCCCTTGCACAATGCGAACAAACACACTGAGACGAGGCACTAAAACACTGGCTCGTATCAACATGCTAAAGACTCACTGCTATAAAGGACATGAGCTTACGTCTGATAATGTATATGCTTGCAAGTCACTTGATGGTGTTCGTAGATGTAAACAATGCCATAGAGAGTATAAGCAAAAGCTATATTGGAAAGAAAAATAAGTGAGAGAGGTTGACCGTTTCGACTCAAGGTAAGAGGTAGTGCAAATACACACCCAGACTGTGAAAGACCCGTGTTGCAATTCCTGTTGGGAGAGGTGGAAGGGTAGGGCATGGTGGGAGGCCGTACAGGAACCGAAGGCAGCTTAGATTGTCTTAGCATCTGAAACTTACACCAACCTTACAAGACATACAATACTAAGTAAGTCTTTACATGCCTGTCAGCTCATCCACTTCGTCTTGCGTGACACTGAATAAAC